GGAGCATATGCCATGGCCCATGATCACGTTCATGGCTCTAACATTGAACAATGTGTAATTATGGTATGTACCCCTGACCTATATTACCAAGAATTCAAGATTGACGGGGCTAATTTACGTAAAGCAAAACATGACTTCTTACGAAGACTAGATCAATACTACGAAACAGATGAAAAGGAGGGTGCATATTATGGCGCGTGAGATATTACAAACTGCTTTGATTAAGAAATACGAATCAGAGATTGCTGACGCCAATGCCAAAATAACTATCATGCTTACTCAAACCCGAATCATACCAGAACACACGGATATTACGGGTGAGATTGATAAAGAATTAGGCAGAATTGAGGCAGCAGAGTCAAAGATGGCTATATTGAAGCGAGTTTATGGCATAAATTAGGCACATAACTGGACTATATAGTAAATATTTTCATAAATTTTTTAAAAAATAAAAAAATTTATTTCTGTGTAAAATGTCCAAAGTGCAAAAAAGTCAATAACGACGTAGAAATATGGGCAATAGGTGGACATTTTAGGGGGTGAATTGGACATTTTATGGTAAAAATTACTATATGCAGGACATTTTAGGTGTAAGATTGGACATTTTATGAAACGCAAGAAGAGATATAAACACGCTGTAATTAATAAAAAGAAGTATTACTTCTATAAAATTGTTTGGCTCGATCCGTGCGGTGACGCGGGGCATGCAGATGTGGACGAGATGAAGAAGTTATTACCAGCCACTATGATCTCACAAGCTTACATTTTTGCTAAAGATAAAAAACATGTTTGGACTTTTGCTTCCTATGATTCGGAGCAAGCAGTGTTTTCAGACCGTAATTGTTTCCCACGTTCTATAATAAAAAAGATGGAAAAAATATTAAACTAAATGATTGATTGGATAGTTAACAATAAATATATGTGGGGACCGAAGGAGGAGAAGAATATGGACGATCATAAAAATAAAATAGAAGAACTCGAGGATAAAATTGAGAAGTTAGAGAATGATATTGCTAACATCAAAGATGTTCTTGATGTTCAAGATGAGCCAGAGATGGATGATGACGAAGATATTGAAGACGACGATAGAGACTAATCTTTTTTCTTATCACCCTCAAGCGCATTTTGTTTGGGGGTGACGTCAATAATCTGTGAGTAATCTTCTAGAATCTGTTTCATCTTTTGTTCTAACTGTTCTTCTGTTAAGTCTTCTAACTTTCCTGTTTTTATTATTTTTCTGTCTATGTATAATCCGGCAGCTTTTCCACGATTTGTTTCAGCGTTTACAGCTGCACTCCAAGCGCCTTTTTTCAAAGCTGCGTCTTTGATTCGCCCAAGTTCTGCCACATGGCTGGCGTAATTCACTTCGTATTTTTTAAGTCTTTCTTCTTTTAGCTCACCTATGTATTTGACAACCAAAGGATTTAGTCTTGGATTCGTTAATTCTGAGCCTTCTTGTCTGCAACGCTTTTCACTATAGCCTGCCTGCTTCGCAGCCTCTGTTTTTGTAAGTGGCCCGTCTGGTCCCCCAAATACTAGGAGTTCAGCGAATCGCTTTTGCATTTCTGTTAATCTCTTTGGTAATCCCATGTTGACAATTTAGAGTAACAATCCTATACTGTCAAGCATGGTAACAAGTAATAAAGATGCTGCCAGAATTTGGAAAGAGATAGAAAAAGCTAGAGAAGGCAACCCCCACTATCCAGACTTTCCAGATCCGGCAGAGAAAGGACCGAACGATTTAGAGAAGAGAATAGAAGATCTATTGTCTATAAATAAAAAGCACCAACAACAAAATGGTGATCTTATGAAGGATAATATGTTTTACAAAAAGAAAGCAGAGCATTATCAAATTATGTCAGACCAACTAAAGAAAGAGCTGGAAGAGTTGAAAAGAAAAACTGTTGGTATGTTGACAGAGTTTAGAAATAAAGGTGATGTGTAGTGTACGTCAAACATCTACAACAATATCTAGATCAGTTTACAGATGGACGTAAAGGTAATGCAGTTAGCAATGCTACTATTTACGTCCAAGTCGGTGGACACCTTGAAGAGATCAGACGTATAGAAGTACAAGAGAGTAATATTATTGGTAATGATTCGATTAGAGTTGTGTTAAAACCAACAAAGAATAGATTATTAATAGCTCCTACAATACCAGAGTAACTTCGAAAAACTAGTGGGACCAGAGGTAAAACTTTACAAAAAAATAAGAAAAGCAACACCTACAATATTGTGGAATCGTATAGAGAATTTAAGCGTTCCTGGTATGCCAGACACGTTGGCTTACAACAAAAATCATTTATATTTTACTGTAGAGTTTAAAGTTACGCGAAGTAACAAAGTTAGATTATCACCCCATCAAATTGCCTATCATGTTACGCATCCACACAATAGCTTCATCTGCATCCAGGCCCTCGGTCCAGGCATCATAAAACTTTATGAAGGGTCCGTGGTCCGTGATCTTGCAAAACGGGGCTTGGAGCTTGAGCCTTTATGCTTGGGGCTTGACGCTTGCCGCTTGTGGCTTGAGGAGCTTGGCGCTTGAAGCTTGCGCCTTTCTTTTTTTAGTCGCTTGTAATGATTCGGGTGCCGCCAAACATGGTTCATTAGCAGTCAAATATTTCTTCACAGTATTCGTCTAGTCCTATTTGATCACTGAAGTGATGTTCACAGTAATCACCCCACCAATAACCCTGAACCACGTTTCTTTGTAAGTTGACCCAGATGTTAGGTCCGCCTCCCGCTACCATGAGCCGGGCAGACTTATAGGTTTTGTCTTGGTGACAAATCCATTCTATACTGTAGACGCCTTCCATCCAGTCGTGGGCGTCTTCTTTGCCGTCTGTTATTTGGTCCGCGATGTGTTTACACTGATCGCGAAGCCGCTGCTTGCAGTCGTCTTTTTTAATTGCACTCATTGTTTCCTTTCTGTTGCTTGTGGCTTGGCCAAGAAGCTCGCGTCTTTCAGTTCCTGCAACTTGACCCCAGATCCTGCGAGTTCCGGACAGCTCGCCTTCCTCTGACTTCATACTGCGTTCCGCAGGATCAGGGCTCAAGTTTGGCCAAGCAACGCTGGTTAGCACCCGTCAGGCGTCCACTAACATTTAGCGCCACTAGTTCAGGACAGTTTTACTTGACCCCAGATCTCACTGCACTTGTACGTTTCCTCTGCGCTCTTTCAAGGACCTTACAACCTTGCGGGCTGTAAGCATATCGCAGGAACTCACCGGTCGCACAATGGGATCAGGGCTCAAGTTTAATCTTCAAACCCGCAATCAATACACGCTACCTGAGGCTTTGCCCATTGATCGTAATGGGTTTCCTGATCACAGATAGGACATATATTTAAATAATATTTACTAATCATCGTTGCCCTCCATAATGTCTCTTAACTCATCTAACATATCACCACTGTCATCAAAGTCAGAAACTTCAAGATCAACTGATTTAGCAACTTCATCGTCGGTCATGTCGTAAGCTGATTTTATTTTTTCTTTATCTTTCATATTGACATCATATAAAATATAGGATACATTGTCAAGCAGAATGATAGAATTATTTAACATAATCTTTGTAGAAAGCCCCCTAGGTCTTTCTATTATTATAGCGGTGGGCCTAACGGCCCTCTTGTACGAGATAGTACGTACAAGATTTAAGGACTAAAAAACTTCGGCCCCCGGCCTACGGCCGGGGGCCGAGGGGTCCCAGACCGTTTTGCAAAGTCCGTTAAACACGGACCCCCACCCACCCTTTTTGTAACAAAGGGGTCCCACTGCTTTACTATATATGCTTTGATTTAGACAGCCACCCATGCTAAAAACATTTTGGTACCATGGACTTGAATAAGGTAAACATAGAAAAATTACCTGCAGATGTGCGAAGGGTCTTCAAACAACTTCAAGTGTTGCATGCGGAAAAAAAGATACAGAATAAAGCTAAGGATGATTTTTTATCTTTTGTAAAATGCATGTGGCCAGATTTTGTAGAGGGGTCCCACCACAGGCACATCGCAGAAAAATTTAATAAATTAGCCACGGGCGAAATAACAAGATTAATTGTTAACATGCCTCCTAGGCATACAAAGTCTGAGTTTGCATCTTTCTTGTTACCATCGTGGATGGTGGGCCGTGAGCCGAAGTTAAAGATTATACAAACCACGCACAACGCAGAACTAGCCGTAAGGTTTGGCAGGAAAGCCAAGAACCTAATTGATTCGGACGACTATCAAAAAATTTTTAAAACTACACTACAAGAAGATTCAAAAGCCGCGGGCCGTTGGGAAACTTCTCAAGGCGGAGAATACTTTGCAGCTGGTGTTGGCGGAGCTATTACAGGACGGGGCGCGGACCTACTGATCATTGACGACCCACACTCAGAGCAAGATGCATTATCACCCACAGCATTAGACTCAGCGTATGAATGGTATACATCAGGACCACGACAAAGACTTCAACCAGGCGGTAAGATTGTTCTTGTGATGACAAGATGGTCAACCAAAGATCTTACAGCTAAGTTAGTTGCGAATCAAAAAGAACCAAAGTCTGATCAATGGCACGTGGTCGAGTTTCCGGCACTCATGGACCACGGACCTGTGTGGCCAGAATATTGGAACAAGGATGAACTTGAGAAAGTCAAAGCATCACTACCCGTTGGCAAATGGAATGCACAGTGGATGCAGCAACCTACATCAGAAGAAGGAGCGATTTTAAAACGTGAATGGTGGAACGTGTACGATAAAGAAGAGATACCAGCCCTACAACATGTCATACAATCTTACGATACAGCTTTTTTAAAAAAAGAAACGGCCGACTATTCAGCCATAACTACATGGGGTATCTTCTATCCAAACGAAGATAGTCCGCCTAATCTAATATTATTAGATGCCTTAAAAGGCAGATACGAGTTTCCAGAGCTAAGGCGTATCGCTCTACAACAGTATGATTACTGGAAGCCCGAATCAGTAATCATCGAATCAAAAGCCTCTGGACTTCCGCTAACTTATGAGTTAAGACAGATGAATATACCGGTGATTAACTTCACTCCTAGTAAAGGTAACGATAAACATGCTAGAGTGAACGCTGTAGCACCTCTTTTTGAGTCTGGAATGATATGGGCGCCAGATCAAAAATTTGCAGAGGAGGTGATTGAGGAATGCGCTGCATTTCCAAACGGTGACCACGACGACCTTGTGGACTCTACAACACAAGCTATCATGAGATTCAGGCAAGGCGGATTAATTAGTCATCCTGAAGATTACGTCGAAGAGAAAAAAGACCCTAGACCTAGGAGTTATTATTAATGAAATTTATTTTGATGGGATTACTAAGACAGTTTAGAAAGAACTATGGCCGTGAGCCAAACTTCGATGAGCTTAGAACTTTAGGAAACCAAGCAAAAGAAATAGAACAATTAGATCGAGGTCAGGTAATACCTTTTCCTGAAACAAGAATTACAAACCCTTTTACACCTAGACCAGAACCTAAAATGAAACCTAGAAAACCTGAGACAGAAGCAGAGATGAAAGCTAGAATGGAAAGACAAAACAAAGAAGCTGTTGAAAGGCTTAAGAAGAAAAAAGAAAAAATGAAAGACGACCCTGAAAAAATGTCAGGCGGTGGTCTTGCAGGTTTTGCTGGTTATCAAATGGATAAACAACCAGGTCAACCAGGACCTATAGGCCCAACGTTTGAGACTAACGATCCAAAAGAAGCGTTGAAAGAAGTCTTAGCACGTATGGAAGGTTCAGGTTTATTTCAAGCACCGTTAGGTGGTGGTTTTAGTTTTGACACAGGAATAGGTAGCAGAAGACCTGTGGATGCCGGTATAAGTTTTAACCCTCAAGATCCTAGATTTGATTTTCAAGCAGGCATTGGTGTAAAAGATGGAAAACCATCTGGAGGTTTTCAAGTGAGAATGCCATTTAAAGATGGTGGCATGCAAACAGGAATCATGAGTCTTGAAGAAGGTGGACCAGTAGATCCAAGTAGAAGAAAATTTGTAAAAATTTTAGGAGGATTAGCTTCTATACCTATTCTTGGTAAATTTATTAAACCTGCTGTAAAGGTCGCTCAGAATCCAGAGGTAGCTAGAAGATTCGCAGGTGTACCAGCATACTTTACGAAACTTGTAGAGAAGATTAAAATGTTTGGTGACGATGCACCAGGACTTACATCCGTTGAGAGAGAGGTAGGTAAAAAATACAAAGACTATGAACTTGTAGAAGATTTATCTTCTGGTGAGATTATTGTTAAGAGAAATAAACAAGGTGTCTCTGTGATGGGAGATGATATGGTTGAAGGCACGATGCAAGAAGAAGTTATGGCATTCAGACCAAGAAAGTCTACAGACGATGGAATCATTCCAGAAGAATACGAGGAAGTTACAGTCAAACCAGATATGGAAGGTAAGATGAAAGAAGTTGAAGATGGTTTAGATTCGTTAGATGATATTTTATTAGAGGTTGGAGAAAGATCGAATAAAGCAGGCGGAGGCCTAGCTTACATGCTAGGAGAATAATGAAGATTGCAGATTATGAACAGATGATGGCGCATCTCATGCGTCAGGGATATAATCGAGGTGGATATGTCAGATTAAAAAAAGGAGGAAGACCCTCTTTGGCTGATCAAGAAAAGTTTTATGGAGATATAAAAAAAGCTTACAATAAACTTAAAAAAGACTTAGGTAGAAATCCAACACAAGGTGAACTTTTAAGAGCAACAGGTAGAACGTCCCAAACAGCTATCAGAACGGCCACAGAAAAATTCGGTTTAGAACTTTTTAATAAACCAGGAGAATTTAATGTCCCTAAAGAAGTTTTACAAAAAGCAAGTATTAAAGGCACTGAGGTTAAAAGAGCTAAAAAGGTTATCACAGAACCGACACGTCAAGATGGTAAATTAATTTTCCCTGACAAAAAAATGGAGAAAAAATTTAAGAAGGAGGTTAGAAAAAAATATAAATATCCTGTAGACAGTATTGCAGCAGAGAAAGCTGGGGTTTTGACTCAAAAAGATTTTTATAAAAAATTTTACAAAACTAAATCTCCTAGCACAACAGTAGGAGACATTGGACTGATGGCTAGAGAACTTGGTTTGAAATACCCAAAGCAAACTTACGAGGGTGATTTAAAACAAAAAAAGATTATTGAGAAAAGACGAAAACAATTAATTAAAGATGTCTCAGGTAGAACACAAGAAAAACAGATAGTGGACGCAAAAAGAAAAGCCGGGTTAGGGAGAGCTGGAGAAAATTTAGATCTTGCACATAGAGCTAGTTTAAAACAATTAAAAGACTTAGGTGTTCCTTATTTAGCAGACAATTTAGGTTTGGATACAAGAAAAGTTAATCAAGAGATATTACCCCCATTAGAAAAAGAAGCAAATTCTTTGCACAAACAAAGAATGAAATTAATTAAAGGGGTAGAGCCTGGTAGTGTTCCTAAAGAGGTTTCTAAAAAATTAGAAGACATAAATATAAAATTATCTAATATATCTTTAAAAACTAATGGGGCTTTACAAGCCGTATTGGTGGACGAAAAAACTTTGAAACCTTTTGTATTTAATAAAAATTATGCAAATGTTATTGGCCAAGGTTTAATAGATAAGCCTGTAAAAGATTTATCAAAAGCTGATATTGATTTTATTAAATCTACTTTTCCACAAGCTGCAAAAACTGCACAGCAACGTGGTCCAACCCTTGGCGCTAACATTGGTTTGTTAAAAGGTATTGGTGAAACGATTAAAGCTATACCAACTCCAACAGGAGCTGTGGCTTTGAATCTAGCTTTTCAACCAGATTTGTCTAGCGGCATAGACAGAGCTGCACTAGGGGCAGAGGCTGCTTTTGCACCAGAACTTGTTAGACAGACAAGCAGAGTTAGTTCAGCACCGATTGTACAAAGATTTTTTAATTTAGGTTTATCACCACAACTTGCAGCAAGAGCTGCAAGAGTCGTATCACCTCTTGGTCTTGCAACTTTAGCAGGTGAAGGTGTCTATCAGTTGGGTAGATTAGGAGCAGAACAAAGAAGAAGAATGCAAGAGATGACACCAGAACAAAGAAGATTGTTTGATGCAGAGCAACAAAGTATATCAGAGTTTGCTGCAGCTGGTGGAGGTATTGCTAAACTAGCTGGTAAAGAGTCAGGCCCACCACCAGAAAAAGGACCTGATTCGGAAGGCTTGGCTTCTCTGTTAAAAAATGTTAAGAAACGATAGGAGTTTAAATGGCAGATATAGAAAAAGGACTTCCTAACACTCGTACCGAGGTTAAAGTTCCGGGCGAAGAGGTCGAGGTAAAGGAAGAAATCAAAGAACAATTACCTGTTGAAGTTACACCCGAACAAGATGGCGGTGCAACGATCGACTTTGAACCAGGTGCAATTAACATACCTGGCACCGAAGCACATTTTGATAACCTTGCAGATATTTTACCCGATGATGTTTTAGATCCACTAGGCAGTGAGATGAAGTCTAATTACATGGATTACAAAATGTCTAGAAAAGATTGGGAAAGATCTTACACAGAAGGACTTGACCTATTAGGATTTAAATACGAGAATAGAACGGAACCGTTTCAAGGAGCTTCAGGTGCAACGCACCCAGTGTTGGCAGAAGCTGTTACACAGTTCCAAGCCACAGCATACAAAGAGCTATTACCAGCAGACGGTCCAGTGAGAACACAGATACTTGGAAACCCTACGCCTGCAAAAGAACAACAAGCGCAGCGTGTAAAAGATTTCATGAACTATCAAATCATGGATCAGATGAAAGAGTATGAGCCAGAGTTTGATTCGATGTTATTTCATTTACCACTAGCTGGTTCTACATTTAAAAAAGTTTACTATGATTCGATGATTGGTAGAGCTGTATCTAAATTTATACCTGCAGACGATTTAGTTGTACCCTACACTGCAAACAGTTTAGACGAAGCAGAATCTATTATTCACGTTATAAAAATATCAGAAAATGATTTAAGAAAACAACAAGTCGCTGGCTTTTATTCTGATGTGGATCTAGGTCCACCAGCTATGAGCGCAGGAGATGAAGTTTCTAAAAAAGAAAAAGAATTAGAAGGCACTAAAAAATCTGGAAAACAACAAACAGTATACACACTTCTTGAGTGTCATGTTGATCTAGATTTAGAAGGCTTCGAAGACATTGGTCCAGATGGCGAGCCATCTGGTATCAAGCTACCTTACATCGTAACTGTTGAAGAAGGTAGCGGAACGGTTCTTTCGATAAGAAGGAACTATGCGCCCAACGATCCAAAAAAACAAAGAGTCCAATATTTTGTCCACTTTAAATTTCTGCCAGGACTAGGATTCTACGGATTTGGATTGATACATATGATTGGCGGATTGAGTCGAACGGCAACGGTCGCTCTCCGCCAATTATTAGATGCAGGAACTTTGTCAAACCTACCTGCTGGTTTTAAACAAAGAGGGGTGCGGGTAAGAGATGAAGCAGCACCAATTCAACCTGGTGAATTTAAAGACGTAGATGCCCCAGGAGGCAGTCTTCGTGATGCTTTCTATCCTCTACCATACAAAGAACCATCAGCTACTCTATTACAATTAATGGGTATCGTGGTTCAAGCAGGTCAGAGATTCGCGGCCATATCTGAATTACAAATCGGTGAAGGCACACAGAACGCAGCTGTAGGGACAACGATTGCTCTTTTAGAAAGAGGATCAAAAGTTATGTCAGCTATACACAAAAGATTGTATGGCTCGATGAAAAAAGAATTTAAATTATTATCAAGTGTAATAGCTACATATCTACCACCAGAGTATCCATATGATGTTGTGGGTGGAGCAAGATTAGTAAAACAAGCAGACTTTGATTCTAGAATAGATATATTACCAGTTGCAGATCCTAATATCTTTTCAATGTCACAACGAATCACACTAGCACAAACAGAATTACAACTAGCTACATCTAATCCACAGATACATAATTTATATGCAGCTTACAGAAATATGTACGAAGCTATTGGCGTTAAAAATATAGACCAAGTTTTACCACCACCAATGCCAGTGCAGCCTATGGATCCTAGCATGGAGCACATTATGGCTCTTGCAGGCAAACCATTCCAAGCTTTTCCTGGTCAAGATCATAGAGCACACATCACAGCACATTTAAATTTCATGTCTACAAACATGGTTAGAAATAATCCTGCTGTTATGGCTGCAATACAAAAAAATATTTTAGAGCACATTAGTTTAATGGCGCAAGAACAAGTACAATTAGAGTTTAGAGAACAATTACAACAACTACAAACTCTACAACAGCAAGCTCCAATCAATCCTGATGCTGCAAGACAAGTACAAGCTATCACACAAGAGATAGAAGCAAGAAAATCTGTGCTAATTGCAGAGATGACACAAGACTTTATGATGGAAGAGAAGAAAATTACATCACAATTTGATTCGGACCCACTTCTAAAACTAAAAGCAAGAGAGGTTGACCTACGTGCGATGGAAAATGAACGTAAAAAAGAGGCCGATCAGAAAAAAGCAGAGTTCGATAGAGCAAAATTAATGCAAGCAAGAGACATTGTTGATGAAAAAATGGAACAAAACGAAAAATTAGCAAAATTAAGAGCTGGAGTAAGCCTTGCAAAGGCTGATAAACCAGGTATAACTGCTATTGAGGTAGAAGAATAATGCCATTGAATAAAAAAGGCCGTAAAATTATGAAATCCATGAAGGAACAATACGGCAAAAAGCGTGGCATCACAGTTTTTTACGCGTCTAAGAACAAAGGCACGATAAAAGGGGTAGAGAAGAGAAAAACAAGGAGTAAAAATGCAAAAACTAGATAAAATTAAGCCGGTTAAAGTTGGTGATCAGCAAACAGAGATAGATCCTAGATCTAAAACTACTGCTGACAAAGCTTATAACTTAATTGGTACAGGAAAACCTGAAATGCCAGTTGGTGGACAAAAAAGAATGCTGGCTGAAAAAAGAAGAAACTCAAAGGCGTACTAATGGCTTGGTTCAGTTTGGCAAAAATAGCCATGCAAGCTGGCGCGAGGATATATTCTAATCGTCAAAAGACGAAAATGGCTATGTCTGATGCACAACTTATGCATGCTGAGAAAATGGCCCGGGGTGAAGAGGCTTACCAGGGTAAATTACTTGAAGCTAGGCAAAACGACTATAAGGATGAATTTGTTCTCATAATTATATCAGCGCCCATTATTGTGTTAATGTGGGCAGTCATGTCAGACGACCCTGAAGCGATGGAAAAAGTAAAATTATTCTTTGAATACTTTCAATCTTTACCATCTTGGTTTACAAACCTGTGGATACTTGTCGTGGCGAGTATTTTTGGTATAAAAGGAACACAAATATTTAGAAACGGAGGCAAAAAATAATGGCTAGTAAATATTTTAAAATTTTTAATTTTCTTAAAAAGAAAGGCACTGCGTCTCCTACGATAACGCAACCAAGACAACTTAAAACCACTATGAAAAAAATTAGCTCTAAGTTTAAACAATTTGGAGGTACAAAAGCTAAAACTGCAGTAGATAGAGCTAACATCGTTAGAACTAAAAAATCTATTGATCGAATGCAAAAGCTAGAATCATTACAGAAAAAAAGAAAAGAAGGTATTCAAGCCTCTAAAGACGTTAAAAAAATGATTGATACTGGAGAAGCCAGAAAAATTGGTAGCGGAGTTTTTCACAAAAGTGTTAAGGAGAAAAAATAATGGCGGGAAAAGGTTTATACGCAAACATACATGCGAAAAGAAAAAGAGGCGGTAAGATGCGAAAGAAAGGTGCAAAGGGCGCACCAAAAGCATCTGATTTTAAAAGAGCAAAACAAACAGCAAGAGGTTAATTATGACTAAACTATGTCCAAGAGGAAAAGCAGCAGCAAAAAGAAAATTTAAGGTATACCCTAGCGCCTATGCTAATGCCTACGCATCAAAAATTTGTGCGGGTAAAATTAAAGATCCATCTGGAGTAAAAAGAAAAGATTTTAGAGGACCTAAACCAGCTAAAGCTGAAGGAGGAAGAATTGGTTATAGAGAAGGTAGAAGAGTTTTATCTCGACAGCAAATAGACAGACTAAAAGGACTTTCAAAATCTCCAACTAAAATGGGACCTAAACCAAACGAAAAAAAAATGACTCCAGAGCAGAGAGAAAAAAGATTTAAAAGAAGAAAT